ACTGTGGCAATAGCCGAATACGCCTAAGCGAGCAATCCGCCTCAGCGGCTCGCTTTAAGCGAATCCAGCGTACCGAACGAGTCAAATACATTGCAAGAATGTGGATAAGTTGAACGGGGCTTTGGCGTGTTGTCCACAAGTTATCCACAGGTTTCGCCATCAATCTCTTTTCTGATGATGGCTTCAATCTCAGTTGCCGCAGCGTAGATCGGGATTTCCCTTTCGACCGCTTTGAGTATTACATCTCTGATCATTTGCTGATAGTTCATTGATGACCCCATCCCTTACCTTTAAAATGAATTGGATTTGATGTCCATATACGTTCCATTGTCACCAGGCAGTACGGGCAGCCAGGTGGCGTGAGATCAGCATCGAAATCAGCCTTGATTGGACTGATCGTGCTGCACACTGGGCATTTAAATTCATAGACTGGCATCTTGCACCTGAAATGATTGGATGCCTAATACGCCGCAGGATAAACACTCGACGCAGTGAACGTATGGCGGCAGATTGTCTGCAACCTTGACGATTTTGTGATCCGTTGATTTCTTTTCAACGCGACAATCAAGCCTGATAATTTCTAGCATAAATACTCCGATTCAAATTCTCGATGGGATTTAAGTCTGACGGGTTGATCCAATATGAACCATCGGATCGCTTACGTGATGGACGACGTGCCATCCCAATGACGATCCAGCCCACGATGTAGTAATTGGGTGAATTGCCAGTGACCAGCACTGCGATGTCATCTGCTCGATCACGATCACGCAGAATCAGACATCCAGCCTTCCAGGGTGTGTGCTTAACTTCAAGATTCCACCCCACATCCGCTTGATTCTTGAATGTATTGACAGTCGGTTTCCATTCGTCAATTTGAAAGTATTTGGCGACTGCATTCTCAGCACCTATTGATTCAGCCATTCGTGCAATGTCCTGGAATAGATTCAATTTCTGCACTGAGTAATCGGTCAATCCTTCCGCACCTATGGCTCGATCGTAGGCTGCTTTAGCGCACATCATTTCCTCATCGTGATTTAATTTGATAGGAATCATTTGCACTCCATACAAAACCAAAGCATCGCCAATCCCTGCGATCCTTCATAGCGACCGAATTCCAATGGCTTCCATTGCTGGCATTTGTCACACCAATCAATGTTGATTGGCTGCTGTTCTTTGACGACCGTGCCATCAATTTTGAATGTTGTTTTTTCACCGGTCGAAAGTTTGATGATCTCCATTTCACCCATCATTACACCTGTGGCTTCCACTGCATATCAGCTGCTCTGACGTACCAAAGCGGTGCGCATTGAGTAGCCTTTGATTTCTCGGTGCAGGAATAGTTTGCCCATTCCTTGCCAGTTTTGGACGATACCCCTTCACGCCATACACGATGCCCGTGGACGCACGTTGGGGCTTCGGGTACTAGTTCTCCACCTAATTGGCTTTTGATCTCATTAATGGCGCTTGATGCAGTCGTAAAACCATCCTCACCAAATGGACGTGACCAGGGATCATCATCGATGAAAGCCTTTGGCATTGTTTCGACCTGTTCCATCGATTCCCTTGATGGTTTTGTCTCTGTACCTAACACAACGCTGGCACACCTGCCAATGGCACTGCTGACTGTATCCTCGACGTACCATCGTTTCATTTGGACGTTATAGGCAGTGACCATTCCGTGTGCATAATCAATGGCGGCTGGCTTCTCATCCTCATAATGACGATATATACGGCACTCGATCAGGATGTATCCCTTTTCAGGACTCCAATCAATGATCGATGTCTCGATGCGATTGGTTGGATATGTGGCGTGTAGGCGAATGACTTTCTGATTGACCGTTTCGTAGCCGTCTAGGAATGACATTATTTGATCCCCTTACGTCCAGCAATCTTGCCTCTAATAAATCCTTCAAGGCGACCTGATTTGAACCCGTAGGTGTATCCAGCGGTGAATCCCATTAGGACGCCAAATAGCATCCAGGCTGCTGTTTCTGCGAATGTATACATTTCTTACTCCCGATAGGGAGATTTGTCGGAGTCTCCCTAAGTCATAAGGTGGACTATCGGGCTGACATTTGCAAATACCACGCTGGATTTTCGGCGTGTCTAAGCCTTCGGATGATCCTTTAAATGCTCGATCAGCAAGGTACGAATCTCACGCACATCAGTTCGGATGCCATCGGCAAATCCATTGCTGACTGGTCGGGAATTCTTTTCAGCCTTTGCAGCGTATAAGGCGGCTACTCCTGAAATGGTGGCAGCGGCGATCAATCCGATCGCTGTGATTGCTTCCGTCATTTGGCATTGACGCCAAAATCAGAATCTTTAGGATTCAAATATCGCAAAATGACCGGTACGACCGCTGATGCGCCGCCCATCAAAATTGCTTTTGGATCGGTAACTCCAGCCATAAACAATGCTAATCCAGCCGCTATGAATGAACGCAACCACGATGCGCCAAGTGCTTTCCATTGATTCATTTTGATTGTCCTAACTTCTCGATCAACGCAGCGGCTTTCGCTGGCGTTAAAGCAATTTCAAAGTGCATTTCATCCTTGCGATTCCTGTAATCGCCGCCCCAAATTAAACCGTATTTCTTAGCCAGCGCACGGATCATTGGTACTTTTTCGATTGGGAATGTTCCCACCTTGCCCAATGGATGCTGAGTCGCATTGAGATCAATGGCTGTACCGCTTGAATGATTGCTCAGATTTACGGTATCCCCACGAACCTGGCGAAAGCAGTAACCCCAATCATCCAGTGATCCTTCATCAATGGGTTCGATCAATTCGTGGAATTCAGCTGCAAAGCCGACAAGCAATGGCGCAACCGCTTTGGCACAAGCCAGTTTTACTTTTGTGCCTGGAATTGTAAATGACTCGATTCCAATTTCTTGACGGACCTTAGATGCTGTCCATCCGTTTTGTGATTTGATCGTCATTTCAAAAATGCGTCAGCCTGTTCAGCCGTCAATGGAGTACCAGCAATCAAATTGGCTTTTGCTGCTGCTTTTAATTTGGCAAAATCTGATTCAGCCTTTGATTCAGCCTTTTTGATTAAAGCGATTTCCGCTGTAATTTCTGCCTCGGTTGGCGCTTCCCCATCGAGTACATCCCATTTGACCGTTGAATAATCATCCTCGGTAAACGAAAATTCTGCGCCTGGCTTTAGGTTATTGATTGCCTTTACTAGATATGACATTTATGCACCGATTTCCATAAGTGTGATTGATGATGGAACTGAATTTCTTTGGAATGTAATTGATCCCGTGATGATTTTTGCTTGCGCTTTGTAAGTAGTCGCTGATGTGGTCGCTGGCGAATCGAGATAAACCATCTGACTATTTGCTACCAATTCAACGGCTGATGCACCCACGGCAGTGGTTGCCATAAATCCTTCATTGGATCGATCGTAAATATTTGTTGCGCCACGTATTAGCGCCCACCCTGTGAATGATGACGTTGATGCTCTCGTAATATAAGCCTGAGCATCTACCATCACCAAAATCTTTGATGTTGCAGACGTCGGAGTAATTGATGCAGTGATCGTTGTATCTGTCAGGCTAGTGCTTGAAATTGTGGTCGATGTTGTTGTTGTTGCCTGTACGACCTGCAAAATCTTTCCTGACGGCGCAGCAGCCCATTTCAGTCCAGTGGCTTCGGCGCTGTCTGCTGTCAATACGTAATTATTTGTTCCAGCAGCAAGGCGTGAAAATGCATCTGCGCCAGTACCTACGACCAAATCACCTTTCGCATCGATCGCTGTTGCCATTGAGTTGGTGATCGTCACCGTTCCTGTAGTGCCGCCCCCTGAGATACCAGTGCCAGCGGTTACGCCAGTGATGTCGCCTTGATCGTTATTAATCCAGGTGAAATCCATATCGGCATTTGTAGCCTTTGAAAGAATTTGACCGGACGTGCCGCCTAGCAGATCAGCCATCGATGATGCAACGGCTTGACCAAAGACTTCAAAATCAGCAGGTAAATCCGTGACCAAATCCGTATTTGTCGGCATTTGCCAGTTGAATGGGGTAGTTGGATTGCTCATATTTTCTCCTTATGCGACGATGAGGGCATTTTCCCACGTGAGTGTGTTTGAGATTGTGTTCCAGGCTTCCGACACGCTGACGTCATTCCACCTCATTGCTTGCAAGGAATATGCCAAAGGTGAAAGCAAAGCCGTCACTGAAAGCGTGTTGTACCCTGCCTGAAATTGCCAGCCTTCAACGAATCCAAGATATTGACCTGACGTCATATTGTTCGGCATATCCGAAATACGCAGTGGCAAGCCCATAAATATATTGATCAATGAATCTCGATCGGCATCATCTAATTCAGGGTTGGTTAATTCATACGTGATTGACTGCATCATCGCCTGTGGAAATGCCCTGAGTGTTAGATAAAATGCAGCCTGGCTGATCGCATCAGCATTGTCGTGCAGCGTTGTCGTAATAATTTGAGCCAGGCGACCATAAATTGCGATCGATGTAAGATCCTCATCCGATACTTCATTGGTTGAATTTGAACCATATTTGATTGTTACGTCATTGCGCACATCGCCTGATCGGGTTTGAATCTTAATTCCAGCGGCTAACGCCTGAGCAGCTGAAACGTCCGTATATCCATTCGTTGCCAGGTATTGACTTCGGTGTGTTGAGTCTGCGTATGAAATCTGCCCCTGCGCATTTTCGTATATGTAACCAAGCCCCGATGTGGCGAGTGCCGAAACCAAAGAATATACATCGATGACATTGACTGATCGAGCCGCTAAATCATAATTGCCAGGTGTGTCAATTTCACCCAATCCGATATTCTGAGCATTTGCCCAAGTTTCGGTGGCTGGCGTGTACGTACCCCAAGTCAAAGCCGCTGGCACTTCGGACCAATTATTAATTAGCAAATCGGTCAAAACTTCTAGAATTTGATTACCGTCAAAATCACGATTTAAATTTGTGCTGTATAACGATTTCGGCAACCTTGAAAGCGCACCCAATGCCACTATCGATATGACCTGATTGATTGCTATTGATCCGCCTGATGTCACTTCGATGGATACATCTGTGACTGATCCACCCCAAATTGGCACATAAGTACCGGACGAATCCTTGATCGATACACCGACTGAATCGTTGATGTTGATATTTACCTGCGATTGGGTCACGTTATAGATTTGGAGATTGCAGTATCCTGCCTGAGCCTGTTCATAAATATTGGATCGACCACTGGTCGCCGTCAAATTGGCTAATACGTAATTCTCATACGAAATGCCATTGATGGTCAGTTGCCATATCGGATTCCAAAGCGTCATCAAAATACCAATGCGGCTGCGCCGTTTGTGCCTCGATAATATGAATTATTCAAAACGTTGATGATGCTTCGGGCTGTACCTTCGGGATCAATTGCGCCAGTGACATTGAGATTGATTGTGGTATTGCCACCCAATCGGTTATTTGGCGTGATTACTCCATTGCCCGTCGGTGTAAATAATTCCGGACCGCGTTCACCGACCAGGTATGACGTGCCACCCATTACTGGACCGCCAAGCGCCTTGCCGCCGCCAAATGCGAAATCGATTGCGCCCCCAATGGCTTGCGTCACTGGATTGTTCTTGATGAAATTGACGACCGCTTTGATGGCGTTGAATGCGCTATTGACGACTGTGACCAGGTTTGCAAATAGATCGATCACAATGCTGATTGCACTGCCCATAACGCTAAATGCACCGCCAAGTATTTTCCCGACGACTGGTGCAAGTGTGTCGCGAGTAAATGCCGCAATGACTTTGAATAACGAAAGCAATGGGGCAAGTTTGTCCTCATTTTCTTTGATTTTGCCAGCAACCTTGTCAAATGCTGATCGCAATCCATCGATGATCGGCGTCAAGTAATTGCCAATTGCTGGAATTAAATATTCAGTAATGAATCCCCAAATGGCTTCAAATGTAGGAATAACGTAGTCACGAATGTATGCAGTTAAAGTCTGAAAGATTGGAGTCAGTTTTGGACCAAGTTCCTCGGCTAATGCCTGGATCGTTGGAATTACCTTATCGACGAAACCGCTGACCAATGGTGTGACCGCATCAAGTATGAATGATCCGACCGTTTCTTTACCTTCATTGAACGCGACTTTGAGTCGATCCATTTTGCCAGCAAATGTGTCAGCCTTTTCAGCTGCTTGACCGCCGAAAGTGTCAGCCAATGCAGCGGTGATTTCTGTCATTGACATTGTTTTGAGTTCGGCTGCCGATAATCCGATGCCTAGTTTTGCCAGCGATGCGGCGTTGCCTTCCTGCGCTTTAGCCATTGCATTTGTTACGGCTTCCAGCGATTTTCCACTACCTGCTGCGACATCGATGGCAAGTGATTGCAATTTTAATGCAGCATCTGAGTCACCCGTGGCTCTGACTAGCCTTTCAAAACTCGGACGCAATTCGTCATCGGTTAAGCCAGTAAGCAATGACGTTTTCAAGATTTGTGATTCAACCGCCGCAATTTGTGAATTGGTCGCACCGGTCACATTGACCAAAGTCGTCGCCAATTTAGCCTGAGCCGCTTCATCCTCGATCGCAGACTTCACGCCATCGATCAGCAATTTGCCAGCGTAAGCGGCGGCGGCTACTCCAGCGGCAGCAAATGCAGCGCCAGCAACCTTGCCAAATTTTCCGACTTTATCGCCAAATGTGGAAACTTCCTGTGAACCTTGATCTAGGTTCTTTTTTAGATTGTCAATATCGCCAAGGATCGAAAGTTTAAGGGTTCTTGAACCAGTGCCAGCCATCACCACTCCTTCGCAATTCTACTGAAAGCATTTTCCCATTCGTTTATGATATATGGCTGTTCGGCTCGCAGTGTTGGGTAAATAAACCATCCACGCGATCCGCGACCTTCTCGACCTGACCACACTGGGAATTGCTTGAATCTGTTTGATCCGAATTCTGATCCACCCCAAAGATCACGGGTAGTTGCACCACCCGAAAACTTCTGCGATACGTAACCGAATGAAATTTCACCAATTTTGCTGGATTTGCTGACCTTTGATCCATCGGCAATTCGACTGGCGACATTGCTTGATTGCAACGATCCAGCCGTCGATTTAATTTTGCCCTGGAGATAATCAGCCAAAGCATTTGATACGCCTTTGGCTTCCTGGATCGCTTGATCGTCCATACCTTTGAAAGCACTGACGATTTTGCGTAAATCGGCTTTGTCATAAGCGATTGCATCCTCAGCCATTTCGTTTCTCCAATATTTCCATTGCGGTCAAAATATCCTCGGCAGATGTCCATTCAGACATTGGGATTTGCGTGGCAATCGCTAGTTCAATGACTAGTCGGCTGAGACTGCCTCGCTGATGGCTTTTGGGTCTTGATCTCCAAAGGTTACATCCGAAACTGTTTCAACCCATACGTCATATGGCTTGACTGGCTTTCCAGCTGATTCACGTTTCATTGCGTTATATGCAAGGAATAGCAAATCGCTGATGCCGATTTCATTTGCCTGTTGAATTGTTTTGCCTGTCTTGATTTCCCATTTCATCCATTCAGGTGGTGCAGCCACGTAGGTGGCTACATCACCGGACGAATATTCGATTGTGAGTGCTGTTTTCATACTCCCGATCTCCCTTTATTAGTCGAGTACTGGCGTGGTGACGCAAGTGAATGAAAGTGATGCTGTCAAAGCATCAGGTGCAGTACCACCAAGTGCAGGGAATATTGGCTGAACGCTAAACGCGTATGCCACACCTGCGACGGTAAATAGGACTGCCAATGGTGTATTTGGTGATGCTGATGCAGCGTTCCAAAGTGCTTCACACAATGACGTTGCAGCACCAAAATCTTGCAGCATTTCTACTGCGAAAGTTCCCTGTGTATCAGTGGTGTAATACGCTTTTCCATCGAGTGTTTGATATGTATTGATCGTTGATTCGATGGTGAGTGTTGCAGAGGTAGCCTGAGCATCAAAATTATCACCATCAATGGTGAATGTGATGTCTCTACCCGTGATGATAGTTGTTGCCATTTGTATCTCCTAGTCGTTTTCCTGTGTGAAATAAGTCGAGACATTGAGATCAGCGACAAGCAGATTCGATGCACCGACTGAAATTATTGACGGTCTTTGAACGTCACCGACGACGTACCCTGAGGGCATAGCCCCCAAAATGCTGATGATTAGGGCTTCAAGTTGATCCAAAGCGCCTGAGTTGCTGTTATTTGCCACGGCTGCCGTGACGACGAAATTGACTTTGACCTTTGTAACCGCACCATTAATCAATGTGCTTTCAAGCCAGGGTGAATCGGGAATGATTACGCAAGCAGGTGGAATCACTGCTTCGGGCGCTACTGGATAAACGGATGCAGCGACGCCAGCAAGTGCAGTCGCAAGTTCAGTCCGTACATCGAGCAGTGACGTCATTGGCATATTGAATCCACGTCATAAAACGCTGAAATTAATCCGATGACACGATTCTGCAATGATCGACCCATTCGATATGGAGTCGGTGCAAAATCTACGCCTTCAATTTGTCCACCTGGCGCTGTGATGCTTTGAAAAATTTCTACTGAAACGATCAGAATCGCTTTGTTAATTGCTGGCACATTTGCATAAATTTCAGCTGCTGAGCCGCCATCGAGTGTAATCGTTCCCGCTGGAATGACGGGTGTGAGAATTCGATCGGCTTCATCTACTGTCGCAGTGACCTGAAATGGTCTGACGGAATGATCACTGACTGTATATGGTCCATCGAGTCCGTTACCTATTCCAGCGAGGACGACCTGTTGCCCCTGGACGAAATAATTTGGACGCAATGTGTCGATGTATAAAACGTCATCGGCGATGCGTGTTGAAACTACTGCGCTTTGATATTGAGTAAGCATCGGCAAGATTGTGATCTCAGCCGAATCAATAATTGAATCAAGATATTCGTCAGAAAAAAGGGATTCGGAAACGCCAAGCACCTGACGCAATTCATCTGCGGTGACAATGTTTGGCATTTCCGATCCTTTCGTCTGCTCGGCTAGTTCGGGAGTGACCTAGCCGATGATTGATTTGTTAGTGATTAGTCCTTGTTGAACGCGTATGCGCCAGCGGCGATCTTTGTCGCTGTTGCACCATAACCGTACATAAGGATTCCGATTGAACCATCTGAAATGATGTTCGTGCGGAGTTCTAGGCGTGGTGATTCGTACCAGGTGTATGCATCACGGTTGATGACGTACATTGAATCATCACCAAGTCCGGTCAATGCTGTATCGACCCAAAGATCAATTCCATTGACTGATCCACGGAGTGAACGTGGCTGAGCATTTCCAGCAGCGTTCTGTGGTTGTAATGCATTGTAAATCGGACGACCATCGACGTTGAACGACATAATGCGTCCCCACATTTCAGGTGATACGACGATTGCATCAGCAAATTTCATTGTGTTTGAATAAACGCTGACTGCACCTGCTGAAACCCAAGCAAGCAATTCAGCTGCTGTGATGTCAGTGCCATAACCTGTTGCTGTCTTTGTTGCTCCAGTGATGATTTGTGCTGAGTTGTATTCATTTGTCGCACGTGCATATTGCGCAGTGAGATTTGAAATCAATTCTGTGAAAAATAGTGGATCGCTGCGATCTGCTAATTCCACGGACATAACCTGGCTACCCTTGAACGATTTGACGTCCACGTTGATGAATTCAGATTCCATCACTGTTGGAGTTACTGGATCGAGTTCATCAATTTGGCTTACATTTGGCAAAACTGTAATTTTTGGAATCTGAAAAACAAGCCCTGCGCCTGGGAGTGTTCCCTGACTGATGCTATCGATTGAGGCTCTTACATTGTCAGCAAGTCCATTGACCACTTCACGCAGTTGGCGTGTCGGGATCAGTCCTGGATTGTCTGTTGATGCTGTTGCTGCTGCGATGTATGCACGTGATGTTTCTGATCCACGGGCTGCTGCAACCTGATGCATCAAAAATGTTTCAGGTGATACGACTGGGTTGCGTGATGCGATGAAATTGACTGGCTTTGGTGCTGCTGCTGCTTGTACTTCTGCTGCCGCTTCTACCGTCTCGGCGGTAGTTGGCTCTGTGACGGTGTTTTCCACGGCGTCTCCTTCTGTTGATGGTGTGGGTGTTGCTTCCGCTTCATCGGATGATGTTTCGGAATTTTCTGGTGCGGTGTTCGCTGCGACATTTGATACACGTGCTGAATCAAATGCAGGATTATGCGTCAAAGCGACACCGACCAAATCTGCTTTACTGACGACCATTGTGCCGTCCTCGTTGTATCCAAAATCGATGGCGTTTGCTTCAACGCTAAATCCATCACGGAGTCCGTCCATTGCTTCCTGGATCGCGTCTGATCCAGCAGTAGTTTTCGAAATCTTGAATGTTGCATTGATTGATTTTCCATCAGGTGAAAGTTCCATCGCCAAAGTTTTGCCGATTGGACGTGCTGAATCGTGTTCAAGATTCAATTTCACATTTGCTGGAGTAATTGATCCTGCTTTGAATAGCACTTTACCTGTTGATGCTTTGGCAGCGGTATCAAATGCAACGATTTGTCCGGTGATTGTACGTGCCTCGGAATCAGCGGCAGTGATTGTGAATGGTGTATTTACCTTCATTTGATCATTTCCTCTGCTTGTCGGATTTCATCGATTGTGATTGCTGCATTGCCTTCGGCGTCCACAATCGAATTCAGGATTTTGTAAATATTGGCACGTTCAAGATCGCTGCCGCGTAAGTAATCAGATAAATCGTATTTGACTTCCTGCGTTGATGGAATGAAATCCGGCATTGAAAGTCTTTCGGTAATGCTTGTCATCAGTGGAATCAATGAAAAATCAAGCAAAGTTTGTCGCTGAGTTGTCGCATTGCTGTACGTCATTGATGATCCAGTTTCGGTATCGATAAAATACGCCGGGATTCCCAAAGCGCGGGCAAGTTCGGTGGCAATGTAGGAACGGGCAGCTGCGAGCTGTAACTTCTCTGGATCAAAGCCCAAAGTCTCCAATGAAATGTCAGCATTTAAAAAAGCCGTTGTGCGATTTCTACGACTTACACCCCAGGACTCTAAAAGTTTCGCAATTCGATCGGCTGGCAATGCAGTGCCATTGGATTTCAATACCATTTGCGGAACTGGCTCTCGCGCGTACATTGCAGCCGCGCGTTCTAATTCTGCGCCAGTTCGAATTGTCATTCCAGCGCGATTGAGCAATCCTTCATCGTTTCCGTAAAAGACAACAAGTGATCCGACGCCTGAAAGCGGCAGAGGTGTATGACCATCAATTGAATAAGATTCGATCTCTGTTGAATCTGAATTTGTGTTTATCGTTACGCGTTCAGGTGCAATTCTTTGAACGCTGCGAACTCGCTGCGTGTCGGCAAATAATTCTGTAATCTGCCAGTAAGCGTACCCACTGAAAAGCAGGTCTTCCAAAGTCCAGACGTACGTCGCGACTCCAGGAATGCGCGGATCAGGTGTGCGAATAACGCGCGGCAGATCAACTTTCATTCCAGTTTGACGATCAATGACGTTGAGTTCAATCGATGCAATAGATGAACAGATTAAATTGCGACCTCGAGCAATTGCGGGAACGCTCATCGCTTCTTGACGTGTAGCTGTTCGATTACCGCGAAAGAATGGCGAAAGTGAATCCAGCGAAGTTACCGGGGCAAGAGAAGCAGAGACGTCGTATGTTAAGGACGTTTCTTTTGATGTTCGAACAAAGATGTCTCTGAATCCCATGCACGAATTCTCTCAAGGGTCAAGGATCAACCCACTAATATGTCAAACTCGGTCTCTGGGCGTGTCGCGTAAAATGTAACGAGACTTGTTGCAACGGCAGCGCAGACCGCCGATTGTGAAGCTCTACGTCCAATGACCCAGCCCCCATCGCCTCGACGTAATTGGACCGCTGAAAGCATTTGCGTTGTAAGTTCGGGCTGCCCTCGATGTCGAAGCCGACCGCCATTGCTCGCGCCAAGAAGCATGTCGCAGCTTTGCGGGTAATCGCCATCCATATCTAAAATTGGGATTCCCGCTGGCTGTAACCTGGCTGCAACCGCCCCAGATGTACGCCTTGAGTACAATAGATACTCGATTGGATATTCGCGGCAGTATTTAGCCGCATCATTGGCAATTTCCCGATCATCGAGCTGGACGCCATTTTCCCAGGTATGAAGCAGCTTCACTATAAACTTTTCATCGCCTAATTTTTGCGCTCCGACTAGCGCTGCAAATCTGCGAT